TTGATGTACAACAATTTTATGTTTTAAAAAATTCAACAAGTGGATCACAAAACGTAGTATTTAAATATGTAACAGGTTCAGGAGACAGTGTAACTGTTGCCCCTGGTGCAGTAAAATTAGTTTATGCTACAGCTAATGATGGCGTTAATCCAGATATTGATGATGCTGGATTTATAACTGCATCTTCAACAGATACTTTAACAAACAAAACTTTAACAGCTCCAAAAATTGCAGATGCAGGTTTTATTGCAGATGCGAATGGAAATGAACAAGTAATATTTCAAACAACTACTTCAGCAGTAAATGAATTAGAAATAACTAATGCTGCAACAGGAAACCCACCAATCATAGGTGCGAGTGGAGAAAGTAACGTTGATGTTCATATCAAACCAAAAGGCACTGGAGAAACTAGAATTGGAACAGGAGCTGCTACAGCTACACTTACAACAAGTGGTGCTTACGACCTTGTATTAGACACAAATTCAGGAACTAACTCAGGTACAATTACAATAACTGACGGAACAAATGGAAATATTAATATTGCACCAAATGGCGATGGTGTCGCTCAAGTTGGTGGATCTGCAATAAAAGTTGCAGGGAAAGAAACTATTTGGGTTCCTGCCTCTGCTATGTATGGTGCTACAACTAATGGTGCTGATGCACAGCAAGTTGAAACAACAGCAACAAGACCTGATATGAAAGTATTAGATTTTGATGCAGGGACAGACGAATTTGCACAATTTTCAGTAGCGATGCCTAAATCATGGAATGAAGGAACAATAACTTACCAAGTATATTGGTCACCTGGTTCAACTAATACAGGGGACTGTATTTTTGGATTACAAGCGGTAGCTTGTGCCGATAATGATACGATAGATGTTGCATACGGAACTGCTGTAAATGTTACAGACGCTGGTATAGGAACAGTTGAAGACCAACAAATCTCATCTGAGAGTGGCGCTGTTACAGTTGCAGGATCACCAGCAGCTGGTGAATTAACTTATTTTCAATTATTTAGAGATGCAAACGCTGGTGGAGATACTTTTTCAGCCGATGCAAGAGTGCTCGGAGTTAAAATATTCTTCACTACAGATGCTGCTAACGACGCATAAGGAGTTTAGAATATGAGAAAAATACCTGGAGAAAATTTAACCGCAAACGGTAAATCAAGTAAAAACAAAACACCATCAAAAGGTAAGACTATGTTTGGTTACAATGTCTTAGGTTTTGGTGCTGGCGGAGGTAAAACCGCATATAACATCGATTGGTTAATCGTTGCCGGAGGCGGTGGCGGTGGTTCAGTTAGAAATAGTGTTAATAACTATCTTAACGGTGGCGGCGGTGGCGGCGGCTCAATTAATTCTACAACTAACCAAGAAGTAAATGTTGGTAATACAATTACAGTAACAGTAGGAGATGGCGCTCCAGGAAGACCAAATCCTCTTGTATTAGAACAAGTTTTAGGAGGGACATCCTCTGTTGCATCTGCTGATTTTACAACTGTATCAAGAACTGGTGGAGGTTCAGGAACAACTCACAATAACACTAGTCCAGCAGCACCGAATTACGGTACATATGCAAATGGGGGTGGATCTGGTGGTGGAGGTAACTATCCTAATTCATTCGGTTTAGCTGGGCCAGACGGCGGTAATAACGGCGGTACAGGTCCTGGAGTAAATCCTTACACAAAAGGTGGAGGAGGCGGTAACGGTGCCGTTGGTCAAAACGCTGGGTCTAATGGCGGAAATGGCGGAGCTGGAAGTCCAAATTCAATAACTGGATCGGCTGTAACTTATGCTGGTGGCGGCGGAGGCGGTGGATCTCCTCAATTCGGATCGAGCGGTTCCACAGGTGGATCCGGTGGTGGCGGAGACGGAGAGAGTAACCAAAACGGTCAGCCAGGAACGGCAAATACTGGCGGAGGCGGAGGCGGTGCAGGTGGCACCGGAGACCCTTCAACTCCTAATTTTGTAGGAGGAACTGGAGGAAAAGGTGTTGTAATTTTAAGAATACCAACTGCTAATTATTCAGGGACAGTATCGGGAAGTCCTACTGTAGCCACAGATGGAGACTTTAAAGTTGTAACATTTACTGGGTCAGGGAGTTACACAGCGTAATGGCTTCCTTTGCAAAATTAGATGAGAACAATACTGTTACTCAAATAGAATCTGTAAATAATGCAGTTTTAATAAATCCAGCGACTAATCTTGAAGAGGAGATTAGAGGCGTAAATTTTTTAAGAACTCTTTATAAAGAACCTACTGCAAATTGGAAACAAACTTCATATAATACACATCGTGGTATACATTATTCTGAGGACGAAAATGGTAAAGTTATTAAATCTAGTGATCAGAGTAAGGCATTTAGACTAAATCACCCTGCAGTCGGAGATACCTGGGATGAGGAATTACAAGGATTTATTCCAGCAAAACCCTTTCCATCTTGGATATTTTATACAGGAGAAGACGATGGTGATAAAAAAAAATATGAATGGACTGCACCTATAGATTCACCTACTATAAAAGGGGTAGGAGATCCAGATTTTATTAACACTGGTGGAGAAGTATGGGTCATATACCATATTGATTGGGACGAAGAAAACCAAAGATGGACCGCATATTTAGGGCAAGACAAGGATACACAATATGTCTGGAATGCGTCTACTGTTGCTTGGGATACTCTATAATATTGACTTTATTTTTATATTTAGTATAAAAATATAAAAATACAGAATGAGTAAAAAAATAAATAGCACTGTTCAAGGTCTTTTTCCAACACCCATATACATGTCTGATTTAGAAAAACCTTTAAGTAAAAAAGAAAACGCCTTTATAAAACAACACTACAAAAAAACTAGACCAAATGAAGGAAATTTATCTAGTAAAGATAGTTATATTTTAGATAATAAAAATTTATCATCTTTAAAAAAACAATTATTATCAAAAGTAAATGATTATTTTGAAAAAGTAATTACCCCATTAGATGATGTTAAACCTTATATCACTCAGTCTTGGTTAAACTTTACTGGTAAAAACCAATACCACCATAAACATTCTCATCAAAACAGTATTGTATCAGGTGTTTTATATTTAGATGTTGATTCTGAAAAAGATAGAATTTATTTTCATGACGGTCTTTATGATCAAATTTCTTTTCAACCAAAAACATTTCATCCTTTTAATTCTAATTCGTGGTGGTTTCCTATAAAAAACAATCAAGTGTTTTTATTTCCTTCAAAAACCGTACACTCTGTAGATTTAAAACCAGAAAATAATGTAAGAACTAGTTTGGCTTTTAATGTTTTTGTAAAAGGAACATTTGGATACACTGATAATTTAACAGAATTAATTTTAAAATGAGTAAAAAAATATTTTTTATGTCTGGTTTTCCTAGATCTGGGAATACTTTATTAACCTCAATATTAAATCAAAATAAAAAAATAAAAGCCACGGCTCACTCTGTTCTACCAGATGTAATTAATAATTTAGATAAACTAAAACGAGGACCTATTTATAACAATTTTAAAGATGAAAAATCTTTAGACAATTTAATAGAAAAAACATTTACTAATTATTATAGCGATTGGGATTGTGATTATATTATTGAAAGAGGAGATTGGATAACACCTCGTAATTTAAATTTACTTCACAGATATTTTAAACATAATGAAATAAAGATTGTCGTTTTAGTTAGAGATATATTGGATATTATTGGGTCTTACTTATTTGTTTGTAAAAGAAACCCTGAATTTTTTATAAATCTTAATTATGAATCAAGAGATAAATCAGAAATGGTTTATTCTTATTTAGAGGAAAAAGCAGACATGATAATGGATAAAGACTCTTACGTTTACGCAATGTTATACTCAGTTAAATATTTATTAAAGAGTAATTTTAAAAATTATATTTTTGTAGAATACAATGATTTAGTAAATAGCCCTAAAGACACTTTAAAAAAAATATATAATTTTTATGAAATAGAAGAATACAAACATGATTTTAATAATATCAAACAGTTTGAGGTAAATGGCATTAGCTATGATGATACAATGCATGGGGCTGAAATCCATACTTTACAAGAAGGAGATATAAAAAGAAGAGAATATCAAATAGAGGTGCCACAAAGAATTGTAGATAAATATCGTAACTTGGAGATTTGGAAAAATGAAATTAATTCAGATAGATAACTTTTTTGATAGCCTTGATATTATGTTGCCTGAAATAAGAAAGATTAAATTACATACACAAAACACACATGAGTATAAAAAATCAACTTGGCCTGGATATAGAAGTAATTCTTTATATACTGTAAAACCTATTTTATGGAATCATGTAAATGCCATGATGACAAAATATAAAATATTAGACGAGTCTTGTTGGCACGTAAACACATATGTTCATTTAAGATTGGATAAAGATAAAAATGAAGATTGGATTCACACGGATCATGATTATGAATTTGCAGCTTTAATATATCTTTCTAAAACTAATTTAGATTCAGGCACAAAAATTTACGATGAAAATGAGAATATGATTAATGATGTAAAATTTGTACAAAATAGATTTGTTATGTATTCAGCAAAATATAAACACATGGGTTATGGACATCATGGAAAGAATGTAGATGATGGTCGATTAACTTTAAATTTATTTATTAAAAAAAATAAATAAATGAAAGAATATAAGATACCTAAATCTACTTTTATTGGCGCATCATTTATAAATAAAAAACTTTGTGATAATTTAAAATCTTATTTTAAAAAACTACCCTCTAGTCTTAAAAAAACTGGCACTGTAGAATTAGGTGAAACAGATAAAAATATAAAAGATTCTATTGACATAAGTTTTAGCGGTAGTGAAAATATACCCATTCTTATAGACTATCTAAAAGAGTTACAAAAATGTATTTTATTATATCAAAAAAAATTTGAAGATGTTCTGTTATTAGATAAATTTGGTATAACTCACGAGGGCTATAATATTCAATACTATAAAGCAGGGGGAGGATTTAAAACATGGCACAATGAAAGAAATATTTTAAAACACTGTCATAGAATTTTAGTTTTTATGACTTATTTAAATGATGTAAAAGATGGGGGTACTTTTTTTAAATATCAAAAACTTAAAGTGCCTGCTAAAAAAGGTCTTACTTTGATTTGGCCTTCTGATTGGACTCATACCCATAAAGGTGAGATAAGTAAAACAAAAGAAAAATTTATAGTAACTGGAGCATTGGGTTTTTTAAAATAAAAAATGGATAAAGACTTAAAAAAATATATTCTTAAACTTGAAAATTTTTTAAGTAAAGAATTTTGTAATCAAACTATTGATCAATTAAAAAAAGCAGAATGGAAGAAACATGATTTTTATAATATAAGAACTGACAAAAGCAAACCTAGATCAGGTTATAGAGAACTAGATGTCTCAAATGATAAAGTATCTAATAATAAAGAGATAATGGAAAGATTGTATAAGGCTTTGGAATATTATCTTAAAGAATTAAATTTTAAATGGTTTTCTGGTTGGAATGGATACTCTAAAGTAAGATATAATAAATATTCTAAAGGTCAAAAAATGGCAATACACTGTGATCATATTCATAATTTATTTCCTTCAAGAGAAGGGGGTGTTCCAAAACTAAGTTGTTTAGGCGCTCTAAACGATAATTATACTGGAGGTGATCTTGTAATGTTTACGGACACCAAGATAGAATTAAAACAAGGAGAACTTTTAATATTTCCCTCTAATTTTTTATACCCTCATGAAGTTAAACCTGTGAAAAAAGGCAAAAGATACACTTATATATCCTGGGTTTGGTAATACTAGAGAGTTTGATATCTAGACTGAACTATAATATAATACTACCAAAATATTAAAAAAGTTAATATAGTGGGCCACTATGCTACAAAAAATAGGTTTTCAGCCAGGTATAAATAAACAAATCACACCTACAGGAGCCGAGGGTCAGTGGGTAGACTGTGATAACGTAAGATTTAGATATGGTACACCCGAAAAAATAGGTGGGTGGAATCAATTAGGTAACGTTAATGAGAATGAACTGACAGGCGCAGGACGTGGTCTACATCACTTTGTTAATAGTTTAGGTAGAAGATATGCTATTATTGGTACGAACAGAATTTTATACGCTTTTTCTGGTGGTGTGTTTTATGATATACATCCTATTAAAACCACAACAACGCTTACTAATGCATTCACCACGACCAACGGATCACCAACTGTTACAATAACCTTTAGTGGTGCTCATGGTATAAACCCACAAGATATTATTTTGTTAGATAATTTTAGTGCAATAACTAATTCTAATTTTGGTGCTTCTGATTTTGATAATAAAAAATTCATGGTTACAACTGTTCCCACAACAGAAACAATTACGATTACAATGCCCTCTAATGAATCAGGATCTGGTGCAACAACATCTGGTGGTATTAGAGTGCAACATTATTTTCCTGTTGGATCTGCTGTTCAAGAAAAAGGTTTTGGTTGGGGTTTAGGATCTTGGGGTGGAGAGGCATCAAACGCAGTAACTACAACTTTAAATGGAGCTTT